AAAGAAACCATTTGTGCCGTATGTAGCTGTAACATCTGTTTTTATTTTCCATTCACCAGTTGTTGCGTCTGTTTCACCAAATACTGTTGGTAAATAAGCTGTGCCATCTATAAAATGAAAATGAGACATACAACCTTCAAAAAGACCTGTTGGGGATGAGAATAAATTTCTACCTATATTGTGTGCAACATTACTATTAAATTTCAAATCATCATTTTGATTTGGATATGTTGTTACACTAAATGATGTTTCTTGTACTCCGTTTACATATAATTTCATTCTATCAGCAGCAGTTGCTTGTGTTGTATCTACAGCAAGTACAATATGATACCAAGCATTAGTATCTCTAAACAATCTAGTTGTAGTAACATCATCAATACTCCATCTACCAATGTTAATTACATCAGTTGATGAAAAACGTAAAACAAAATGACTTGAAATATTATTTGCATCCCAAGCACTACATATTGCAGTTTCTACACCTATCTTAGTTCTTTTAACCCAAACACTTATAGTAAAAGTTTTTCTATTTCCAGCACTTGCTGGTGTTCTTGATAAATATGTACTAGCCATTAGTTAAATTGCGCTCCTCCCGTAGCTCCAAAGCTTGAAGTAAAACTAAAAGCTCTGTCTGTTTGTTGGTTTTCCGCATCCGTGATGCGAACGCTAAAGTTGTACGTAGTTGGAGTTGTGCTGCTTCCTCCAAAATCTGTTGTTGATAAAACTCCTGCTGATGAAAGAGTTACGTTGGCAGTTGCTAAATTAGAGCCAACTTCTGAAAATGTTATTGCACTATCTGAAGAACCAGCAAGCGTTGCTAATGTTCCCGAAAAATTACCTGCAAAAGTTCCAAGTGATCCAGCTGCTGTTGAAAATGAAGGAGCCGTACTTGCCGTTAAAATATTATTTGTACTTCTTCCTGCATTACCATCGGGATTTTCTACTCTTACATAATAGTTACCCGATGCTAAAGTTACGTTTACTGAAAGCGTTGTAGAATTTGTAAATGAAACTGTATTAGCAAGTGTAACTGAGCCATCAGTTTTTATAAACTCAACTATTGGTATTGATACAAAATTAGCTCCTGTAATATTAATCGTTGTAGCTGTGGCAGGAGCAATCGTTTGTGATACGTCAGCTACAGCAGGTTTTGTTTCTGTTGCATCAATAAAACTTAAAACACCCGATCCGTTGGTAGCTAAAACTTGACCATTTGATCCCGTGTTAGTTGGTAAAGTAAAACTTAAATTTCCAGCGTAAGATCCGTGAGCTGCACTTTTTAATTCTGTATAATGGCTGTTCTGAGAACAGTTTAATCTTAAAGCTCCATCTGTAGAAGATCCATCACCTTTAACAACTAATGTTGGTGAAGGTAGTCGATCATTGTTTACAGTTCCGCTAGTGATTTGGCTTGCACTAAAAGATGATAATGTAAATGTACCATAAGCAACAACTTGCAAAATATCATTGGCTGCTGCTGCGCTTCCTAAAATTATAGATGTACCACTTGTTGCCGTAAAATCAGACGGGGTTAGCTTAACACCATTCAAATAAATATCTGCGAATGCTGTCCCGCTAGCGACATCGTAAGTCAAGCTGTTCCCGTTTCTGTCAGCAGAGCTGAAAGTTGTTTGACCAGCTGTAGCTACATATTCGAACCTTTGGCTAGTCCCGTTAACGCTGCTCCCCGCAAGAGCGAACGATGAACCATCGTAAACTTTTAATTTATTTGCTGTTGTATCAAACCATAAATCCCCCGCATCTAGTGAAGTTGAAGGAGAATTTGCTGATACTCTATATCGATCTGCAAAAGAGTTAATTCCTGTAATATTATTTCCAGCATTAATAACTGAAGTTGCGTTTGTTCCAAGTGTTCCTATATTAGAAATTCCAGCAACAGTTTGAATATCATTTAAGTTTGTAATTATTGTTTGAATATTGTTGGTTGGAGTAATTTCACCAGCAACAGCATTAATATTTGTTGCGTTAGAAACTGCAGCATCAATATTTGTTTGCTGTGAAGTTGTTGGTACTAATTGTTTCCATTGTGTACCGCCAAGATCGTAAACTTTCATTACGTTGTTGGTAGTATCAAAATATAATGCTCCGTCTGTTAAAGCATTCCCATCATTGTCTACTGATGGATCTGATGCTTTAGCTCCTAAGAAATCATCATCAAAAGTATCTAATGCTGCTTCCGCTGCAGCTTGAGCGGCTAAGGCTGCTGTTTTAGCGTTCTCTGCATTTGTTGCTGATGTTGCAGCAGCTGCTGCTGAGTTAGCTGCATTCGTAGCGTTTACAGAAACTTGAGATCCATCGATTGTTGCATCTAAGGATTGACCATCGTTTGCAAAACCTAAAAGTTTTCCAGCTCTTGCTGTAGCATCATCAGTAATTTGTGAATTATTGATTGGAGCTGTTCTTGATACTTTTATAGATCTGTCTATTTCTTCTTGTAATTCTTGTACAGATAAAACAATTTTATCTAAAGCTCCTTCGTGAGTTTCAGCAGGAAAAGGATCGTTAGCTATGTAGTCAACATCTTGCGTTAGGTTTGTGTCTCTTAGTAATACTACAGACACACCTGTAGCTGGAGCTGTTGTAAACGTAACTGTACCGCCTGTACCTGTATCGTTTATCGTATAATTTGAATTTAATGTTTGTACTGTTTCGACACCAGCGCTGCTTCTTAAAATTACTTTTAATTCCGATGTACTATGGATCGGAAAGGTATAAGTAAATTGTGTAGTAGAATTATCGCCAGCGTACGAATTACGTACTACTGTACTTGATACTGTCATAATTTTATTTTGAAATTTTTTAGGCGCGAAACACCTAATCTATTTCCCTCTATATTAAAGTTTGTCTATGTTGTCTATTAATATTATTCTGATATTCCAGGAGCCGATGATGGTAAAGTTTCGCCTGGATACCACCAATAATCCCTAAATTCGTTCTTTTGGTACCTATTTATTATATTTCTGTTTTTTCTATGAAAATTCGGGTTAATCATGTTCTCCAAAGTATCAACAAATATTCTTTCAAACGCTGCTCTAAACCACCATATTGAATTACCTGGTGTAAATTTTCTAATAAATCTTGAAGTTGAAGCTCCTAATTTATTATCCTGTAAAGTAATTGCTTTACCAGCTTCTACAAGTAAATTGAAAGCTTCAATTCCAAAACCTATTCCTGGTCCCAAAATAGCATCTTTAGCACCAGTATTATATTGGCTGTTTGTTTCTTGATATATAAGATCACCAAAAATAGCTAACCCTCCACCTTGGATCATTCTAGCAAACCAATATTTCGGATCCTTTATTGTTTCTAAATTAGCAATTTTTCTACCTTTTAATATTTCTCTTTGTTCATGTGCCATAGCAGCAACAAGAGTTGTGCCTACTAAAAATGGAACAAGATAGCCTATTTTTCCACTTAAACCTTGTTGGGTTAAACCTCTTTTTAAATGAGTATATATCATTGTAATTGGAAAATTTTTAAACATAAGAGCTGATAAACCAATTTCTCCTATTAATGTTCCTGGTTTTGTCATGCCAGTTACTTTTACTCTACCTCTAGCTGAGGATGATGGAATAGCATGCTCTGTTTCTGTAAGGATCATATTATAAATTTTACTGGTAGTATTAATTTTATAATCTTCAGACAGATCTGTTCTTTTTAAAATATTATCGGGATCAAAAAATAAATTTTCACCTACTTTTAAAGTATCATCATCTACAGCTGCATCTTTTAATTTTGTTTTTCTTATAATTTCCCAATCACCTTCATTTATGCCGTATCTTTTTAAAGAAGATTGGAACCTTTTATTAAGTTGAGAAAAATTTTTGTTAACATTATCTCCAATAAAACCTAAAAACTCTAAACCAAAAGCAAGTCGACCCGATTGTGTCATTGTGCTTAAACCCGACCATCGCATAGTAAAATCTGAAAACATTTTAGCATAAGCTGGAGCGTCAATATCTAAACTGTATCTTGTAGCAGCATAGTTAATGGCTAAAAAACTATCAGCCACCAAACCAGTTCTCATGGCAACTTTTGTAAATTTTTTTTTACTAACACCTTCTTTAAAAAGTAACTGTAAAGATCTTTTTGCAGATCTTGTCATTGGTATTCCATTAAATCTACTTGTAATAGCGCTAAAGAAAAAATCTGTTTGCGCTATAATTGAAGCAGATCCTAATAAAGCACCAACTAACATTTGTCTTACTCCTGCTAAATGTCTAGCTATATTATTATCGGGAGCTGAAAATAAAACACCTTTATGATATTCAAATAAATTTTCAAATCTTCCTACAGCACCTTGAAAATTGTTTTTAATTTTTTCGTTTTTTAAACCATCATTTTTGATGGTTGCATAATCAATAAGATATTGTTTACCAGCATTTTGATTGGGTCCAAATCTTCTCATAATAGCTATATCTCTAGCTATACTTTCAATATGCATAATAGCATTAGTAAACACATCACCTTCTGAATATTTTGTCATGTATTTATTATAAGCATCACCATCTTTAAAATGGAAAAATCTATGATCCATTCTTTTATTAGCTAAAACACTTGTTCCTCGATATTGTGATGATGGTAATTTAGATGCTAAACCATCTGTCGAAATATCTCTCCAAATACCAGGTAAAATTAATTCAAGCTCACCTTTTGTAAATGGTAAACCAGTTCTGTTGTTAACCATTTTATTCATATCAATGGCTTCTAAAATATCTTTTGACCATTCCTCAAAAGAAACTCTACTAACTAAATGTCTAGAATGATTTTGTGGTAACCAATCATAACTTAATTTTCTTATATCACCGCCAAACTTGTTGTATCTTAATCTTGCAATTTCAAAAGCTTCTTTCAAAGAAGCAGCAAAAGCTTTAGCATGTTTACTTGAAGTAGAACCAGGATTAAAATATTCTTTAACTAATAAAGGCATTGTAGCTTTAACTTCATTAGTTTTTCTGCCAGCTGTTCTAGCTCTAAACTTTTCAATCATGTCAGTAAGGGGTCTTAAGATCCTCTGATGTTCTTCTTTTTTTAAATTAGTTAAGTTTAGTATTCCCGATCTTGCATCGAAATCTGTCATATTAACTAAAGCTTCTCCGAAATCTTTTTCACCCGATGGAGTACGATATTGCTCCATATCAAAGATAGCTTGCTTTTGAGCTTTTAATTGTAAAAGTAAATTTCTTTTTTTTATAATGCTTTGATGTTTTAGTTCTTCATAAGCTTTTTTAGCAGCAGCTTTACTAGCTTCTGTTGGGTTCATACCCTCGCCTATGTAACGTCTTTCTAAATTTTCTAATAATTCTAGCTGCTCTTTACCTAAATGATCTTTAATAGATCCTTCAGTAATACCATTTGAAATACATTTACGATAACTCATTGACAATCCTTCAATCTTTCTAAAATAGCTAGCTCGTCTGCTTCTTCTTCTAAAACTTCTTTAACAGTTTTGGAAACAACAATTTTACTTCCATCTTCGTTTTCTTTTACACCTACAGCAACAACAGCATTTTCATCAACAGCTTCTGCTAGATCTTTGTTTTTATAGTTATGCCAGGTGTTATCTAAATCAACTTTAATTTCTTTTTCAACTTTTATCATCTGAGCTGTTTCTTCAGCAGTAAGAATTTTATTTTTAAATATAGATCTAGTTTTAGCAGCTCTGTTAATACTATCTTCTAAAGCTCCTAATCTAATTTGTATCTCTGATGAAAAACCATCTTTATCCATCATTTGTACATGAATAGCTCTATAACCTGTCTGTCTACCACCATCATTTAAAAAGTCTTCAACTTCTATTAATTTATACTTTGCCTTAATTTTGTCTAATAATTTCTTTGCATCATCTAAGCTTTCAACAATCACCCTGCCGCCTAAATAATCAGAAATGCTTGAAGGATCTACGTCTTTTGTATTAATTTTAGATTTTAACTCATTTAAATCTTTAACTCTTACAAAAACTTTACCTTTAAATTCTTTACTTTCTGCTTTTAAAAAGGTTTCTAATTCTTGTTTTTTTGCTGATAAATTGTTATATATCTCTTGAGTATCATTGCTCTTATGCAAGATACGTTTATTAGTTATGGCATTAGTATCACCAACAATTTTAGTACCCGAAGTATCACCTAGAAACCTAGGAGGTGTAGTCGTTGCGCTTGCAAAAACTGAAGATGGCGGTTCTGAAGTTGTTGCTTGGGTACCTACTTCTAAGTCTTGGGAACCAGCTAATTTTTCTGCGTCAGAAGTTCTAGAAGCTAGAGAAGCTTCAGCACGTGTTTTAATTGATGAAGGTATTTCTTCTCCAACTAATTCTATTGCTAGTTCATCTGCTTGATCTTTAACACCCTGTCCCCCAGGATCTGAAAATAATTTATCTGATTTTAAATCTTCTTCGAATTTAGCTTTCTGAGATAAGCTCGATCCTTTAGTCGTAGTTTGATTAACTCTGTCGTATCCGCCAGTAATAGACCTTGTAAAATCTCCTCTGTCAGCTGCATCGGAGATAGCTTTAAGCCAGGCTTGTTCAGCTTCGGATCTGTTTCCAGCTTTGAGGAGATTTGCTGCTGTGTCGAGATCTCTTGAGAGTTGACCTTCGTAGAGAGCTTCTCCTGCGAGCCTTGATTGAATAATGTTGTTTTTTTCTGCTTCATCTATGTTCCTTAGTTTGTTTAGTTTATTTCCTGCAGCTTGTAAAGTTGCATCGTTTTGAGCTATAGTCTTAAAAACTTGGCTGTTTTTCTTAAAATTTCTTGATGCCCAGTTGATAAGTGTAGATCTTTCTACAATATTAGTTTCTGCAAAACTTTCTTTTCCAAATAATGTTTCTTGTTTTGTTACAGTTTTTGGTAATTTATTATACTGTTGTAAAGTAAGATCCATTACACCAGCATTATCAAATTTTACTTTTTGAAAATAACTTAGAGCTTTAGCATGTAAAGTTTTATCTTGTACAAACTCTCCGATTTTAGCAGCAAGTACATCTGAAAATTTACCCGACTTCCACATACCCCATGCATCATCACTTAGTTTAGTTAAACCAAGAGCTTGCTGAATAACAGGTAATCTCATCGGTAAACTTTTTAATAAATTGTCTACATCGATATTATACTCAGATCTTAGTACAACAGCTGCATCTGCAGCGGATCCTGTATTGTTTCTTAAATTAATTAATAAACCTCTTAGCTTAGCAGCTTCGGGTGTAATACCATCTACTTCTCTAAATACTTGAGTATTAATATTTTTTACACCTAATTTTTTTGCTAAACCTAATCTTTGGTGACCATCAACTACAGCTAATTTTCCATTTCTAAATTCATAAACAATAATAGTACCAGCTGAAGGCTCATCCCATTCAGTTATGTTTGATAATTTTTTTGATAATCCTGTTTTTTTATCTACACCTTTAACTTTGTATTGAAAGTTTTTAGGATCAAACTCAACATCTTTAACTTTATATGTTGCTACATTAGATGGTAGTTTTTCTAATTCTTTATTATTTAATGAAACTTTAGCTTCGGGTAAATCTAATTTAGTATCTGTAACAACAGCTTTAGTTGCAGCATCTAATCTTTCGTTAGCTAAATTAATACCTGTCTTATCTTCTTTGTATGGATTAGGTATTTGTTTATCAGCAACTTTTGGAAGGTTTTTATCTAAACCTAATACATCAGATAATTCTTCAACTTTTTTATCGGGTAAACGATTTAACTCAGATCTTATTTTAGCGTAAGCCGCTGGTGTTCCTTTTATAGCACCTGTTAAGACACCGCCAAGTGTAGCACTAAAAGCTGTTACCATAGCAACATTTTTAGCAGCTAAACCTAAACCACTTTCTAAACCTAATTCTTTTCTATACGGCTGTACTTGAGTTTGTATAACAACTTCTGTTGCAAAACCTATCATAGCTTCTATTCGAGCTACTTTTAAAACAGCAGGTAAAATTTTTGCAGGAACAGAATATAAAGCACCTATAGGTAAAGTTGCTAATACAGTAGGATCTGTACCTAGAGCTGCCATTGATCCAACCCATGATCCAGTTTTTCCTCCTCCCGAATACCAGGAACCCGAACCACGTTTTGCTACGTCTGTAAAGTTAGACCATAACTCTCTTGTATTAATAGCTATTCTTTCTTCTAAAGCTTCTTGTGTATCAAATTTTTCTTGTCTTAACTTTTCTGCAAATTGTGGATTTGCTTTTTTAATCTCATCAACTTGGTTCCAAAATTTTTCAATTCTAGATTTTTCAAAATACGGCTCATCGTCTATTTCGTAAGCATCGGGATCTTCGGGTCCCAATGGAAAATCATTAAAAGTTTTTATAGGATTGACTACATTTGTGTGACCTTCTTTGTATAAAAGATCTGTCATTACAGAATACTGATCCGACAAATTTCTATGTTTGCTATCTGTTCTGTCTGATGCAAAGTTAGCATCTAATGCAGCATTATAAACTTCTTTAAAACTCGTTCTGTTTCCAGTAGACCATTGGTTTTCACCCAGCGGATTAGTCGCTGTTTTTTCATCAAATATAAATGACATATTATTTTATTTTTCTATTTAAAAAATCAGATTTAATTTTATTCAAATCTAATATTGAGTAGTTGTTTCCAGAGCTTGTGAAATTTCCATCAATAACATAACCAGCGTCACCTTTACTTGGGTGGTTATACATTGTAATTAAATACTTACCATAACCTACGCTGATTAAATAAGGATCTCCACCTTCAAAAATATTTACATCTACTACAGATCCGTCTCTTGTTCTTCCAACTAATTTTCCAGGTAATTCCATATCATCAACTGTGACAGTTGTAGCTTTACTTAACATGTTTGGATTTTCTTTTACAAACTCAATAATATTATCAAAATCGTCTCTCTCTAACCAAGCTGGTACGTGTACATCATAACCATTATATTTCTCTACTCCGCCTTTATCTCCGTTTTGACCAATAGCTAATTCCATAGCTTTTACGTAAGTTGCTCTATGAAATACACCAGCTTTACCTTTACCCGATCTAAACATCATGCTTGCATAAATGTTATCAGCAAACTGTACTGTACTTTCTAATGTTTTTAGATTGTTTGGAAATACACCTCTGTATTTTTCAACAATCGGATCTTTGTCTGTATCAGATATTTTAATATCAATGTTTTTATTTTTTTGAATAAAGTAACCATCTAGCGCCATGTCGATCCCCGGGTTAACACTATCAATTAACATCAGACCACCAATGTGAGCTAAAAACTCATTGTCTTTTGAAAGCTCAGCAAAAGCCATTGGAGCGTTTTCTCCAAAACCTTCAACCATAAGAGTAGCTAAAGATTTAAACTGTTCTTTATTAGTAAATGAATTAGTTAAATTAGTAAGCTCAGATTTTTCTGCAAGTGTAAAAAATTTAGTTTCAGATCCATAAATTGTAGATACTGCTTTTGCTATAGCTGATCTATTTTCCATTACTTTTTTAAAAGCTTGTGTATTTTCTGCTGTTGGATTTAGCATATAATCTTTAATATTTAATCCATCTAAACTTATATAACCTCTTTTATTAGCTGCTGATAATGCATCATTTTTTAATTCTGTATCAAGTCTGTTTAAATAATTATTTATAAAAGTATATTTTTTAAATGCTTCTGTAGATGTACCATCGCCTTGATCTGCTGCCTGCATGTTAACTTCTGCTTTCATTAACTCAGCTTTTATTTCAGATCTTGACATAGAGTTAAGAGCTTCAGCTAATAAATAATTTTCTTTTATATTTTTAATTTTTGTAAGTTGTGTTTGATTATTATGTATAGTTGCGTGTGTTTCGTATTTAGCTAATTCTGTTTCGCTATACTTAATACCATTCTCAGATTGTTTAAGCATAGTTTTTAAGCCATCCGTAACAGCTGCGTTTTGTGAAGTAGAATTTGTTTTGTTTAATTTTAACAAAGCATCGTAGTTTTCTTTTGTAATTAATTTATCTGCTTTAGCTCTTTTTAAAACACCGCTAGGATCTGTTTTAAGATCTCTTTTGTATTCAGACATTTTAAGATTTATTCTGTATTTATTTACTAATTCATCTTTCTTACCACCATAAAGATCTATAGCTTCTTGAGTTTCTAAATTATTAAATATTTGTGTTCTTGCAATAATTCTTTCATTCTCGGTTTGACCATAAATAGCTTGCTTAGTAAGAACGTCTAGATCTTGTTCAAATAATTTTTTGTGATTAGTAATTAAATTATTATGAGATTTTAATTTTATAGATGACAGATCTTTAATATTTTCTGTTTGTATCCAATTATTATATAATTTTTTTGTATATCTGTGTTTGAAGTTATTAGATAAATTATCATTAATAGTCTTTACACCATTTTTATAATAAGCTTCTGCTTCTTTAGGATCATCAAATTGTTCAGCTGTATATCTTAATTTAGCTATACCATCAAAACTGTCGTTACCATTTATTACAGTATCTTTAGTTTTTAAAACTTCATTTCTTGAATTTTCTTCTTCAAGCTTAGCTTCATAATTTACAACAGATCTACCAAATTTTTTAACAGCTCCACCAAACTCTTTAGCTAAACCAGGGTTCATTCTTACGTTACTTTCTACAGCTGCAGTTTTTTCTGTGGGTCTAACTTGTGATGTTCTAATTTTTATAGCCATTAACTTAATCCTTTATATGTTTTTATATGTTCCGTAATCTGTTAATAGACTAGATCCAGCTTCAAAGTATGATGCTGTTCTTCTTACTTTACCTTCGTACTGAGCAATCATACCTGCATTACGATCTAGAATAGCTTGATTTTCTAATTGTTGTTTTCTTACAAGAGCGTTGTATTCCAGCATATCTTTATCACGTGCAAAAGATAATTGACTTTCAAATATATTATCTAGAGCTGTACCCGATCTTTCTACGCCACTTTTAGCAAAACCAACTTTAACTGAACCAATATATTTTTTTTCTTGATCCTCTAAATAAGGTAAGTCATAGTTTTGATAAACTTCGAAACCTGTTTTTGCTGCTTGCTCTTTAACTGAAGCATTATAATCTTTTTGTGCCTTATTAAACTTACCTATTTGGTAAGCCATTTGACCACCCATTAAATCACCAATAAAACTCATCTAAAAAATCCTCGCATATCTATAATAATCTGATCCATCGGGACCATAGTTTTTCATTAATCCTTCTTGTTTTAAACCAAGCCATTCAGCAAATCGTAAAGCTAATTTACTGTCTGCCTTTACACTTGTTTGTAATCTTTTTATTTTATTATTCAAACACATCATTTCCGTACGTTGCTTGATAACTTTAGCTAACGTAATCGGGTAACGATGAATTTCATGTGTAGCTAAAACCCACCCCTCAGCTACGTTATCCCACAGCGGAAAGATACCGCCTGCCGCAATGGGTTTGTTATTGACTATACCCGTAAACGACATTCCAATTTCTTTTAAAAAATACGCATACTTTTTATGATGCGGTAATATTTCTAAAAATTCATCGTTCATTCTTTGAGATACAATGTATTCAGCATGTGCGTTCTCAAAAGGTATAATTAATACTTTAGACATTCTCCGTTTCTAGTCTCGGATAAATACCTAAGATAGTCATTGGCAAAGCTTGAGGTTGTTGTACATAAACTAAACCTTCTGTGCCGTAGTCACTATCAAATTCTATAAATTTATCTCCTGTAAATAATGGAACAGGTAAATCCATAGAAGCCGAACTGTCTCTAAAATCTATAGCTGTTAATGAATATACATTGGGTCCAACGCTAGCTCCAACTGTCTCGTGAAATCTAACAGATAAGTCGTATATTCTTTTTACTTTTGTTTGTGTTGTTTCTGTAAAACCTTCATCTAATCTCATCGTTTGTAGATCAGAAGAATATTGTAAACCAACAACTGCTTCTTCTATTGAAGTATCGATTGTAATACTTCCGCTGCTTACAGTTTTAGATGCTTGTACTGCGCCTTCTCCAACTATCGTAAGCTGCTCTCCCTCTAAATGTGATAACCCAGTTAATGTTGTTGTAGGATCTCCAGCGTATTTGAGACCGCTGTCTACATAATGAAACTCTGTAAGATCACTATTAAAATTAAAAGGTTTTAGATATTCTACATATCTTTTTGTAGATCCATTAATATATCTTTGTACAATTAAATAAACTTGATCTTCGTCTGTTTCTCCCGAAATTACAGCAACGCTTTCTGCTTTAGCGTTTAATAATATTTTATCTGTCTGTTCTGAACTATGAGCTGAAGTTAAATTAACTTTAACTGTAGATAAAAAACTTTCATTAGTAAATAATTGAAATTGATTATCGTCTATTTTATTTATAAAATATTTTGTATTTTCTGATAATCCACTAATAGCTGTTCCAGTATTATTATAATAAATAAAATCACCTGTATGGAAACCATGACTATCTGAATAAATAATATCAGAGTGTACGTTAACTCCCTGGTATATTGCTTGAGCTGTATCTGAACCAGGAGCGGAACTTAAATTTATAGCTGTCCCACCATTAGCGTTTGTTACTGTAGTAGCTAATTTAATTGTATTAGCATCTACAGATATTACAAAATAAACTGAGCTTGTATTTAATCCACCTATTAAATTAGATGCAGCTGAATAGTAAACTGGATCTCCAGTAGCTAATCCATGGCTTGATAATGTAATCGTATTGTTTGTTGTGTTTACAGTTGTGCTGTTAGCTGTAAAAGAAATTTTTTGTTGTTTAATAGTTTTACCGCTATCAGACTTACCACCTAAAACGTGTCTATGCCATGCTGTAACTTTTTGTAGTCTGTTGTAAGTAAATCCAACTAACAATCCATCATTTCTTACACACCATGCAATAGTATATGGCTCTTGTTGGTAATCCATCTGAACAATACCGCTCTCTGTAATATGTTCTGCTAAAATAGTAAGATCGGGAGCCTGGTAACTATCACTATCAAAATTATAAGCTAGCTCTCTAATTTTTCTTTTAGCTCTTTGTAAAAACAAAGTAGCATTACCAATCGATAACGCATCAACACCAGCTGATCCATAGTTAGATTGTTTTCTTATATTAATATTAGATGGTGTAATAGCATCTTGAGCTGAACCCGAACTAACAGCGTACTCACCTCCAGTTGTCATTACGATTAATGTTCTTGTAGCTTTCAATGCTTGAATGACGTTTACCTGGTTTGATGCAATAGTATAAACCATAGCGCTATCTGCATCTGTTCCACCTGTCATATTTTCATAATCACCCGACTTAGAAAAAAATAATGTTTGTGGTTGTGATGTAGTTGCAGCAAAAACTAATCTCTGTTCAAAGAAAGAAACGCAAGATGGAAAACCAGTTGTTGTAGAAAAAGCTCCTAACTTCCAATCTTTAGTTGCTGTTGTGTTATCAAAATCATCTAACACATTAGCAGTTACTACAGTAGCTGAAGTAAAAGCTGTTATCTTAGCGTAACCATTTGAAAAATTTATAAGTCTGTCAACGTCTGTTGAAACAAAAGCATTAGCACTTGCGGTTATTGTGATACTTGAGCCGCTTGTGGCACTTGGGGTCATTGTGGTATTTGTGGTGTTTACGTCAAGGTAGGGTCCATCGGTGAACTCTACTTCTGTCAAACTCCATGATGTATGACCTGTTCTAGATAATTTTCTTGTAGCGTGGTTGTTGTGAGTTATGTACATGATGTCAGCACTTTGTGCGAACTTAATATCAAACAACTCAGCTGTTAAATAAGGTGATGCTATTTCATAAGCTGATCCTGCCGATTGGATCTGTCCCTCATCTTTATAAAATCTAATATACTGGTTACCAAACTCTAAAATGTAAGTTTGTTCAGTAGAAAACTCAAAAGGTATTAATCTTGTTTTAGCTGCACTATTTTTTATTTCTGCAATATGATATGTGCCTGGTCGTCTAGTAACGGGACCATGTGGTAATACAACAAAATTTTCTAATCGCGTACAGCCATTAAAGTATTTTTGAAAATCTGTACGACCTTCCATTTGTGGTGAAAGCTCACCAGCAGTAAAGCTGGGAACTGATAAAAGTTGTTTACCCATTTTAGTATCTACTATTTATAAAATCGTCTGCTTGTATCTGATCTACTGGTCCCAATGTAGGATCTGTATTTTGTCCCTCTCCAGCGTCAGCATGTCTAGCTTCAGATAGTTTGAATTGGAATTTTTCGTTAAAAGTTTTTGCTATACCAATGTTAGCAGTAATTGAATATGCAATATCAGCAGCTAAAGCAGCTGAAATAGTTTCTCTTAAAAGTATATCCATTTCGTTAGGATCTGTAACTTGCGATACATAAACTAAAAAAATAGAAGCTTCGTTACAAAGTATTTTTCTACCTTCTACTTTGAAATTACTATCGTGAGCGTTTAAATGTAAAACACGTAAACAATCAGCAGGTAAAGTAAACTGATAAGAAAAACCATAAATAGGTGTATCTGTATCTGCTGCAAGCTTTTGCCTTTTAACTAAACTATTCCAAGGATGAGATCTAAACACACTATCTCTAACTGTGTTATATCTTGCATTGCAAAGTCTGCCATTCTTAGAATTTTCTGTTAATGCAGTTATCGCCTGCGCGCCTAATTGCAATAAAGCTGAGTTACATATTTCAATTACTGATGCCATATTAATTTACCTTTTTTTCTTTTTAGGAAAGCCAGCTCGCATATTTGCGTAAGCTTTCTTTGTAATAGTTGATCGAGATTTTGGTCTCGAAATACCTTTACGTTTTCTTGCATTAATGTTTGCGTATAAGCCTCTTTTAGCCATAAGTTTTCCTTTTATTTTTACGTAGCTTTTTAAAATCAGCACCCGTAATCCTATTTTTAGGTTTTGCTACACGTGCTATCTTTTTTTGTTTAGAAGATAATTTTTTCATTATTTCTTCTTCTTTCCTTTTTTTCCCATTTTATTTTTTTTTGGTGGTCTGCCTCTTTTAGACCCGTATGTACCTTTGCCGTATGGCATAGTATCCTCCGTTGGTTTGTGATTAAGGATCCTAGGCGGGATCCACTCTCGCTTAACTCCGCCTAGAATTTATTGGTTATTACTCGTTACAAGGAAGTAGAAATACTTTTTCTTCTTCCATTCTTGTAGCACCAATTGACATACAGTAGTAAACTTGAGTTGCATACGATTTGTCTGCTCTCTCAGTTATTTTTGCTGATACGTCTTTTCCGATTGCTAATTTGATAGCATCTTCTGTAAACGCAAAGCATTTTCTGTCGTCTGTGTTTGTTGCATCTAAGCTTAATCTGTTTGACATGATAAACTCAAATCCAAGGAAGCTTGAAACTTCTCCAGCAGCTAAAGCTCGAACTGTATTAAAATCCGCGCTCGTTACTTCTGTTGTAGCTAACAAGTCTTGTATTTGTTTTGGCCCAGCCACGACAAATCTCTTAAGAGATGGGT